TAGAAAAGATCAACCTGAAGTTTATAACGATTATAAAACAAAGGTTGTGTCATCAATGGAACTGAAGCCGTTAATAGACGCAGAACAAGAATCTGAACTGTTGACGGAAAACTTTCCGTTAATGCAAATCCAATTGCAGTCAAGCACATAGGCAAACATATATTCTTACGGTTCACGCATTGGAACATAGACACGGGGGCGACTGCGCCCCGTGTCGCATTCGTTCTCCATTCTCCATTACAATTTACATCTTTATATAGGTGTGCATGAGGGTTTCAGAAAAAGCCACCTGCGCACGGGTTTGCAGTTGTTGGTGCTGGTAAAGTAGAAGAAAAGTTATCCACAGTTATTTATAATAATAACTTGTAATTAGTTAGGATATAGTCATACTACAATCATGCCTAGTGATAATAACGATATCATCAATCGACCTTTTGCAGATTTGCAAGAGCGTATGGCTGAAGTCGATAGACTAAA